CCTTCGGTGGCAAAAAGTAATTTTTACTTAAACCAACGAATTAAATTAAACCGAACTGGAGGCCCTCACGGGCAGGTTCATAAGGAGATAAAACTATGGCTAATAGACAAACAGCAGGATATGGTTTTAGATCGGCTGGAACGTTAGGTAACACACCTGCAATCCAAGGACTTTCTAAATACTTTATCGATGCCGCTGTGGACATTGATTTGTTCTACGGCAGCGCAGTACAAGTTACAGCAGGTTATGTTGTAACAGCTGAAGATGCAGCTACGGCTGAATCAATTGGTGTCTTATATGGTATCTTTTATGAGGATGCGTCGACGTTGAAACCAACGTTCAACAATCATTATAATGGTGCTATTACACCAGCAACAGCAAAAGACGGCGGTGATATCGTAGCTTTTGTTAATGACTACCCTTGGCAAATCTTCCACGTAGCAAGTGATGCAGCAGTAGGAGCAAATATTCCTGCAGCGCACGCAGTTTACTTAGATACTTTCGATGTAAACTCAGCAGCTGGAAGCACAACTACAGGTATGTCATCTAACACACTAGATATCGGCGACTCACACGCAACAAATAACACTTGGAGACTATTAAGAGGTGTTGAAGACCCTGAGAATGGGGACTTAACGGCAGCATTTTGTAATGTTGAAGTTGTTCAAAACTTGAACCAATACATTGATAGTTCTGGGTCATAAGGAATAGGAGATAAATTATGGCAATATCACGACACCAACTCGTTAAGGAGTTAGAGCCAGGATTGAATGCACTATTCGGCCTGGAATACAAAAGGTATGATAATCAGCACGCTGAGATTTATACTAACGAATCATCTGACAGAGCTTTTGAAGAAGAAGTAATGTTAAGTGGTTTCGGAAACGCAAGTGTAAAGAGTGAAGGTTCTGGAGTAGCATTTGATAATGCACAAGAATCTTTCTCTGCTAGATACACGCATGAAACAGTTGCTTTAGCATTTGCTATCACTGAAGAAGCTATCGAAGATAATCTCTACGATAAAATTTCTTCTAGATACACAAAAGCTCTAGCAAGATCTATGTCTAATGCGAAACAAGTAAAAGCAGCAGCACCTTTAAATAACGGTCTACCAACTACAGACGGTTTTGATTCAGGTGATGGTGTTTCTTTGTTTAATACTGCACACACAACTGTGAGCGGTACTAGCGTTAAAAATACACTGACAACACAAGCAGACTTAAACGAAACTTCGTTAGAACAAGCAATGATTGATATCGCTGCTATGACTGATGAAAGAGGTTTAAGAATTGCAGCTAAAGCAGTCAAAATGATTGTTCCATCTGCAAACCAATTCGCAGCTGAAAGACTTATGAAGTCTCAAGGTAGAACTGGAACTGCTGATAATGATATCAATGCATTAGGATCAATGGGAATGATTCCTCAAGGTTACAGAGTGAATAATTACCTAACTGATACTGATTCGTTTTACATTATCACTGATGTACCAAATGGTATGAAAATGTTCACTAGAGCACCATTGACAACTGCAATGGAAGGTGACTTTGATACTGGTAACGTTAGATACAAAGCTAGAGAAAGATACTCGTTTGGAGTTTCTGACTTTAGAGGTATCTTCGGCGTTGAAGGTGCGTAATTAATAAAACTTTTTGTGGCCGGACATGTTTCGGCCACATTTAAAAACTAACATGGTGAGATCATGAAAACATTCACAGTAAATATATGGGCATACGATCACTACGCTAAATTTAATGTTTTAGCTGAGGATAATGCTGTTTCTCTTGAACAATCAATCCTTGACAAATTGGGAGAAAAGAGTATAAACTGGGAATATCTCGGGAACAACTATAATAACGAGATAAATCGAATAACCTATGAGGAGGTTAATGATGATACAAGACCTATACAAAGCAAAAAGGTCCTTGGAGTTGAAGTGGGAACAGGAGCATCTATCTAATGACAGGTATACTCTTGAAATGGTCAGAATTGATGACAAAGTTAAAGAAGTTATCACTAAGATCAAGCTTGAAGAAGCTCAAATTGCCCACAGGCAGAATAACGTTGAAGGCGTTGCTCCGCAAGTTTCTGTAGCTACTTAGACCAAAAGCTACATCGCTGAAATCGCACTTTTACTGTAGGGCCTCTTGCACTTCATTAAAAAATAACATATAATTTTACCACTATATAAAAAATAAAAATATTAAATGTAGACGCGTATAGTCGACATCCCTAGGGACTACATTTAAAATATCTAGGAGGATATTAATATGGCTAATACAACTTTTAATGGTCCGGTAAGAGCAGAAGGTGGATTTAAACAAATCTCTAAAAATGCTACTACAGGTGCTATTACAGATAACACAACAATTGATTCAAGCGGAAATTTAGTAGCTGGTGGAACTGCAACTTTTGCAGGTATTGTAGATCTTAACGGAAATACAATGTCAGCAGGTACAGGTATCACAACTGGTACAGGTACAGTTTATGCAGGTTCAGCAGTTAAAGTTGGTGGAGTTTACTCTACTTCAATTTTAATAGACTTAACTGGTTTAGCAAGTTCTGGTTCTGGAGACATTATCGGAAAAGCAGCAACTGCTAACTCACACGTTGGACAAATTACTGCAGCTAACAATGGTACTATCTTAACAGGTCAATGGTCTGTTTATGAAACTCCAGCAGGTGGTGATCCAGATATCGATTTTTGGTATGCGGATGAAGCAACTGGTACAGAAGATGCAGCAATCACAGGTTTAACAAACCAAACACAATTAATGAATAACGGTGACTTAACTGCCGCTTCAATTGATTACTTTACAGCAGGCGCAGTGCCAGCAGCAGATAAATATTTATATTTAGTAACTGGTGCAGCAACTGATGGAAACTACTCAGCAGGAAGATTACTCATTGAAATGTGGGGATACGACGCGTAATTAACAATTTAGAATGGGGCTTCGGCCCCATTCAATAATCTTGATTAAGGAGGGATTATGGCAGACACAGTAACAGGACCAACTATCATGCAAGAAAATGATGTTAGAGTGGTTATTAAATACGTAAATCAATCAGACGGAGCAGGCGGATCAACAGTTTTTGGAGACGTGTCAGCAATGGCAAATAATTCAGAAGGTGCTTCTTGCTTACACTTAGTATTACAAAGAGTATGGTATTCATCACAAGGTGGAGATGGTGGAGATTCTTATGTTCGTATGGATGAAGAAGACAACAACGGTGACATACCAATTATAGGTTTAACAGGATCAGGCTATTGGGACTTTAGAGAATTTGGTGGATTAAAAACTGACAAATCAGCTAACAGTAACCAGAGTGATGTAAACTTGGTAGTTCCAAGTACAGCAGATGCTGGTAACATGTATACGGTAATAGCAGAATTTAAAAAATTATATTAGGAGGTAACTTATGGCCAACACAACGTCAGGCACAGTTACTTTTGATAAAACTTTTGCTGTTGATGAGATAATAGAAGAAGCTTACGAGAGGCTTGGTATACAAGCTAGTTCTGGTTATCAATTAAAAACAGCAAGAAGATCTTTAAACATTCTTTTTCAAGAATGGGGTAATAGAGGTATTCACTATTGGAAAGTAGATGAAACAGATATTGATCTTATTGAGGGTCAAGCAGAATATATTTTTTTTAGATCAACGGGTGATGGTACAAGTGCAGTAACTATTCCTGCTAATACTTATGGTGTAGCAGATGTTCTTGAAGCAACTATAAGAACTAACAGAACCGCTGTTAACCAATCAGATGCAGCATTAACTAAAATAGCTAGAGCAACTTATTCTGCTCTATCAAGTAAGTTATCTAAAGGAACACCAGCACAGTTTTTTGTTCAAAGGTTCGTGGACAAAACTACATTTACAATTTACCCTACACCAGATTCAACTAACGCAGCTAAATCTATTAATTTTTTCTACATAAAAAGAATAGAAGATGTTGATAGCACTTACACAGATGCAACAGATCTTCCATACAGATTCGTACCTTGTATGGTTTCAGGATTAGCTTTTTATTTAAGTCAAAAAGTAAATCCGCAGTTAACACAAACAATGAAGTTATTATACGAAGATGAACTAGCAAGAGCATTGGCTGAAGATGGCTCTGCAACTAGTACATTTATAACTCCTAAAAACTACTACCCGAATATATAATGGCAACAGGAAAACATTCAAAAGCAATATCAGATAGATCAGGATTTGAGTTTCCATACAGAGAAATGGTTACAGAATGGAATGGTTCTTTTGTACACAAATCAGAATTTGAAGCTAAACACCCACAGATAGAATTAGCACCTGTGCGTGGAGACATACAAGGATTAATGAATGCAAGACCTGATAGAGCAGAGAATGATGTTGCAACAATATTAAAACCTAATCCTTTTGAAACTATTGCAGCTTCATCTGGAATTATAAATGTATCAGAAACATCTCACGGTAGATCAACAGGAGATACTGTAAGGTTTAGAGGCACGCCATCAACTTCTGGAAACTTTACAAACCCAGGATCGTTTGATGGTATAGCAGGATCTAACGTTGCAAAAGCTGCAGGATATTCTATCACAGTTGGCAAAAGAGATTCAAGTGGAACTATTACAAGAACAACAGATTTCTATCACTTTACTGTAGACACAGATACTGCTACAAGTGGTGGTAAATCAGGAGGAGGAGAGAATTGCTCGGCAGGTCCGGCAACTCTTACAGCATAATGGCAGGAATTAGTTATTCAGATTTAAGAACACAGATAAGAAACTATACTGAAGTTTCTAGCACAGTGTTATCAGATTCTGTTATTGAAAATATTGTTCTTAATGCAGAGTATAGAATTGCAAGGGATGTTCCTATTGATGCATACAAGGCTTCAACAACAGGTAATTTAGTTACAAACCAAGACTTTGTTAATGTTCCAGCAGGAGCATTATTTG